CTATCGGTCAGGCTCATGACCGCGCGGCTGATTCTGCTTCTCCCGAACGGTCTTTTCGAGTCAGGCCTGTACGCGAGCAGTTCGCAGGGGATGCGTCCGTTGTTCGACGCCCTGGAATACACCTGGTACCCGGGGTTGGACGGCACGATGCTCACGGTCTGCGAGTAGGTCATGAGGTAGATGCCAGTGATGGCTCTGCCGTCATCGGTCACATCGAAGAGCAGGGCATCCTGCAACCCATGCCTGCGCTTGTCCCATTCTCCGGTCGCGGTGTCCGCGGTGAACTCCTGGATGATGACGTCCGATTCGCCGGACTCGGTATCCCCGGCCAAGGCCGCGAGGAAGCTGCAGGAGTGCACAAGTGCGTCAGTGTGCGCGGAGGCCGCGGTGTTCTTCAGATCGTTGGCGTCCATGATGTCCGTTACCCGCGAGCTGAGTTCGGAACCATCGGTTGTCGTGACCCCGTCGAGGACGACTCGGTTGGCGAGCGCCTGGATGGCTTTTTCTGGCCATCCGACGACGATTTCGATGTCCTTGGCGATTGGCGGTAGGGAGTATCCGATGTCCTTGAGGGCGTTTCTTCCGTCGTAGTATTGGGTTCTTATCCGGTTTCTGGAGCGTTTTCTGAGGAGTCGTGCGAGCAGTCGGCGGTAGAGGTTGGTCTCGTCGGTGGTGAGTCCGGAGATCGTTTGGGGGAATGTGATCATGGTAGTTGGATCATCCTCTGCTTTCTGTTCGGATCTCTTTTGGTGATGAATGTGCCGTACAGGGCGAGAGTGCAGGCGACGAGTGGGCTGATGTCGATGTCGGTGCCGAGTTTGTTCCAGCCGATCGCGCCGGAGGTGCCGATGTTTCTGGTGGTCGCGTTGGCGGCGGCGATGTCGAGGGCTGGTTGAGCTCCTTCGGACAGGTGGGTGAGGGTGCCGTCGCGGAGCATGTCCTGGAATCGTCCGCAGGCGCGGCCCATGTCGGCGGCGTTGGTGGTGATGACCTTCACGTGCCGTTTTTTCAGGTCGGGCAGGAGCGCCATGGCGGGGGACTGGTTGTCGATGACCACGGCCGCGGTACGGGGCCAGCGTTCCGTGATCCAATCCACGGCCCAGGCTGAACCGTTGGATTGGGTCGACTCGAACCGGCGTAGTTCGATGTGCGCCGTATCATCGGGGTGTTTGATGCATCCGCCGATGGCGAGGGAGCTGCGGTCCGGTGGCATGTCGATCGCGTAGCCGATCAGACCATTGGTGTCGGGTCGGTCAACGGCCGCCCGTTTCCACCGTTTGGTGTCTATGGCCGACGCGGTCACGGTGTTGTCCCAGATGCCCAATCCTTCACGACGGAAAGAGTCCGGGCCGAGCTGACGCAGCAGACGCAGTATCGATGAGGTCGGAGTGCGATGCGGGTAGCTGGGGTTCGCTTTCCTCCATGCCTCCCGGTCCTCGATGTCGGCGTCCCGTTCGGCGGCGAACTCGACGTATATCTTGTCGTCGTCCGACCCGCTCAGCGCCTCGCTCCGACGAGTGGAGAACACGTCCGAGGGGTCCGATGGCTTCGGGGGCGTGCCCAGCATGATCGCCAGACCGTTGGATGCGGTGTTCATCGCGGGGATCATGTCGTCGAGCGCGTTTTCCGTGAGGATCTGCGCCTCGTCGAATATCTCGATGTCGACGTCATCGAAGCCTCGTCCGAAACCGCGTTCGCGGGCACCGAACATGATCCGGGAACCGTTCGTGAACACGATTTCCTGTTGGCCGTTCGCGCTTCTCACGTCGGCGATGTAGCGTCTGATGCCTTTGCGGTTGCTCATGCCTTTCATGAACGCGAATGTTTCGTCCGAGGTGCGGCTTCTGTGTGCGGTCCACAGTGTCTTGAGGTTCGGTGTAAGGATGCTGAGCATGAAGATCATCGTGCCGATGAGGAACGTCTTGCCCGCTTGCCGGCAGATGCTGATCAGAATGCCGCCGACGGTCGCGGCGTAGGATCCGTCGCGTCGTTTGCCCAGCATGACCATGCCGAGCCCGTCCTGCCAGCGGTCGTATTCGATGCCGCACAGGCGTCTGGCCAATGCCCTTACCCTGGGCCAATCCGATGAGACGATGCCGGACGGCACCACGAGTCGTCGGGCGGCCTCAGATAGTTTCGGGGTCGAAGGCGTCATCAACAACCTCCGTCAGGCTCACTGTCTCGGGCGTCCCGTCGTCTCCGGTCAGGGACTCCAGTTCCTTCGTCACCGTCAGCAGCTGTTTGGACAACGCCGAGAGACTGGTCGACGGCGTCCGTGGATCGAACATCGCGGTCTGGAGCCGGTGCTGGGTGCGTTTGAGTAGCACGTCATAAGGTTCCGACTCCGGTTCTGTTTGGACCGTGTTTTTTTTACATGGCTCGTGATGTGCGGCCCTTCGTTTCCTGGACTCCGTTGTCTTCGGCGGTCGCTTTGCCGGAGTCTCATCCTGCGCCTTCTTCTCGCGACGCCAGGCGCGCAGCCGGCATTTCGACGAGCAGTACTTCTGCGGCTTCCCGTGCCGGGCGGCGTCGGGTATCCGGGCCCCACATTCTGCACACCTCATGGCCGATCACCTCCGAAACGTTTCAAGCAGTTCCAACCGTCTGAAACCCAGTCGCCGCAGTCCTTTCATGGGAATGGAAACGTTTCAGAAAGAGAGGGAAGAATACCGTGAAACGTTTCCAGCACGCGGGGAGAGAACAGCACTGCACCCGAGGCGGCTATAAATCGGGTGACGGGGGTCACCTACCCAGGGTCACCAGTCGCCGCTCGTCGACAATGGCAGCGAAGTCGGTCTGATGTTGTCAGCGTGACCGGTGGAGTTGAGCTGTCTAATGCGTTGTCGTGCCCATTCGACGGTGTGGTTGGACCGGATGCGGTTGCACCAGCGGTGGGCCAGGAAGCAGTTGCTGAAGTCGTATGGCGAGCCGCCGCGGCTGACCGGGATCTTCTCGTCTACCTCGGGGCTGCCAGGAAGACCTGCAGGAAGGGACTTGTCAACGGGTTTGCCGCACAGCCAGCACACGTCGTAGGCCGCACGCACACGAGCTGCTACCTTGTCCCTGCGCCAGCCATTGGCACGACGGTTGTTCTTTCGGCGCATCTTTGACATCCTATGTTGTTCTGGATGTGTATAAAGTCCAGTGCCTGCTCTGGTATGGGAGGCATGTCACAAGGTATTTCATTCATATCACTTGGGATCGCATGCTTGTCACTTGGGTGGCAAGTGGCTACATGGCTCTTACTAAAGCGGTCTTTCACCCGTTCGGGATACCGGGCATGATTCATGGGTATGCTTATTGAATGTTGATTTTTTCTACCATCATTCCGGTCGTCGGTTCTATTGGTGTCGCCATTCATTGGTTGATAGATGCCAGATCAATTAGGAAGAAGACCTGTATATATCACCGCGTTGATAAACAGGTACGCGCTGAAGCTGCTGCGAAGTTCTCCAAAGATGATCTTTCCTCATACGATTGGATAGAGAAAGAATTAACGAAGCGTTTGAACGATTACGGCGTGAAAGAAACAGATGGCATAAGAGTTGGTGATATTGAAGCAGCTTCGAGAATCGGGTCCCTCCTGATGCCAAAGGCCCAGGAAATTGATCAGTGGGTGCTGATAGTTACTGCTGTAATCGGTGTCATCCTCATGGGGTTTGGATGGTGAGCATGATGCCATTGCATGGGTAGACTAGTGCTGCCTGGAGCAGCCGCTCCGGCAGAAAGGTTCGAAGATGAGCAATATCAAATTCGAATTCAACGAGAAGGGAATCCAGCAGATAGCACAGGATGCGGTGAACAAACTAGCCGCACAGCATCGGAATGTGTGCATCATCTGCAATAAGCCCATCCACCATGATGGACCACTGAAACCAGGCATGGTACCGGTCCACCCAGAATGCGCCAAGAAAGAAGGATTGGCCTAATTCTGCCTGGTCTCGTCGTCCTGCTGCTCGTGCTTCTCGACCACATCGAGAAATTCGTGCAGCAGGTCTTTCACTTCACTCAGATCAGGTTTGACTTTGACTGTAATTTCTGGTGCCGTCGCCATGTGAATGTCCTCCATATTGAAGATAACTGATTGCTAAAGAAATTCTGAGAAGGGTGAGTTGGTATCTCCATCTATGGAAAGAACCAACACTACTAACTTGCGCGTCCACAGCAGGTTTGTCAAGTCGAACCAGCGATTATCTGGTGAACGCCTGCCACACGTCCCACATGAGATACAC